CGTGCTCTGGATGAAGCCATTGCGTCCATGGTGGCGTCGGGTTACATACTGGAAGCACAGAAGGACAAGGTTGCGGAGGCGTATAACTTCCACGGGAAGGCTTACAGGATTTTGAGACTGCCTGATAGCCAGTCTGAAGATTCTGCTGACTGAGTGCATTTTTATGTTGCAATCGAACTGAAGGTGCTTTAGGGTTAGTTCTGTGGGGTGCTCCCGCGTGCAAAGGAGTGAGGAAGATGAACGACAAAGGACGCAAGCTGATTGCGAAGTGGATCCAGGCGTTGGAGGACATCCAAAGTGAAATGGAAACTATGGTCGAAGAAGAACAGGAAAAGTTTGACAACCTGTCCGAAGGCCTACAGCAAGCCGAATCCGGTCAGGCAATGGAGGCCGCCGCGGCGACCTTGGGTGACGTGCTGACGATGCTGGAAAATGTCATCAGTGAGCTTGGGGAGCTTGCTTAACATGAAAACGCTCCTCCAGCGGGCAGACGGTTCCAAGGAGGAGCTTGTGGTGCCCGACAATGCAATTGCCAACGTCGCTATCATCCAGCGGGGCGCGGTGTTCTACATATTTGATGGCTATTTGGGCGGCTATGCTCACACAGCCCTCTTTACAGAATGCCCCGCCCCGCTTATACTGCAAGAACAGAACCAGAAACCTGCACCCAGGCGCTTCCTGGGGCACAACCCGAAAGGTGAATGACATGGCACAGATTGACGCAGACCCCGTAACCCCGGGCGAGCTTGCACAATGGTATGAGCTTCGCGAGACGCTCGCAAAGGTGAAGCAGGCAGAAGCTCTGCTCCGCGCCCGCATCTACCGGCACTATTTCAAGGACCCCAAAGAAGGCACCAACAGCTTCGATATTGACGACGGGACCGGCGCGGTGTTGAAGGCGCAGCGGGTGATCGACCGCAAGGTTGACGTCGGTGCTTTTGATGCGCTCCGCAAGGTGCAGAACGAGCAATGGGGCGACGAACGGATCCCCGGGGCGGTGCCGGGTGTTCCCCTGCTGAAGCTGGACGAACTGGTAAAGTGGAAACCCGAAGTTTCCATTACCGAATACCGGAAACTGACCGACAACGAGCGGGCCTACTTTGAACAGTGCCTGGTCATTAAAGACGGGTCCCCGCAGTTGGATGTTGTGATTCCGAAACGAGCGAAGGTGTGATGCAGGTCACACTGATGGTTGATGGTTCCTTCTGCCCCGAGACAGGGGCAGGAGGTTTCGGTTACTGGATTGCCAGTTACCGAGGGAAACTAGGCGGGGGAGGTCCGATGCAAGCGATAGCGGATAACCCGACAGAAGTGGAAATGAAAGCGATATGCAACTCGCTTGTTATTGCAATGAACAAGGGTCTTGTGCAGACCGGAGACACTGTTCTGGTGCAGACCGACAGCAAGAATTCAATTGCGGCGTTTGAACATCGCCGCATTCCTGGAGTAGAAGCAGAGCGTAGGGCGGTCACTTTCCTTGACCGCTATAAGCAAGAGCGCGGGCTGACTATGGTCTTCCGGTATGTGAAAGGTCACAGCACGCAAGCGGGGGCACGTTACGCCGCCAACAACCATTGTGACGAACGGGCGAAGCGTGCGATGCGTAAGGTCCGGGCGCAGCTAAGAAAGGATAAGACCAGTGTTCAAGCAACTCGTGGGACAGAGTGCTGTTGTTCGGAACCGTGGCGTCTACAAGACCTGCGACCTATACGAATTCCGGGGGCAGATGTTCGTGAAGTATGGCGGAGGCTTTGTCCGCCTGAATTCCAACGGGAGCTCCAGCATGGACAACCTGGCGTTGGACCTGCTGGCGTATGAGGGTCCGCTGTTCCAGGACAAGTTCGGGCGCCTCTGCGTGCAAGCGGGTGAGGGGTTCAAAGCTCTTACAGCGAACCCCGACGGCACCATTGCGCCTATGATGTTGGAGGCACCGAAATGAAACCGATGCTCGCAGACGACTGGGACGAATCAAAGGTCCGCTTCCCCGTGCTGGTGGAGCCCAAGATTGACGGGGTTCGTGCCACCAGTCTTTTCGGAAAGCTGACCGGGCGCAGCTTGAAGCCCTTCGGGAACAAGCATGTGACACGTATCTTCAGCCACAGCATGTTCCTCGGGTTCGACGGAGAAATGGCTGCGGAGAATGAGTGCCACCCCGATTTGTGCAGGTTGACCACAAGTGCGCTCGCATCGCACGAAGGTGAACCGTGGATCATGTGGCACCTGTTTGACCTTGTTCGGTCGGACACCAAGGCGCTCCCCTATGTTCAGCGGATGCAACTGCTAGCGCAGGAGGTTTCCCGCATCAAGGCCCTGGACCCTGTGATGGGCGCTCACCTTCGTGTGGTGGATTACGTTGTCTGTAACACCTTGGAAGAACTTCAGCAGCACATTGCTATCCACAGGATTGCGGGATATGAAGGGTCAATTATACGTGACCCAAGCGGGGCTCACAAGTCTGGGCGCAGCACAATCCGCGAGGGTGGCCTGCTGCGGATTAAGATGTTCAAGGACGCTGAGATTGTGGTCACCCGTGTAGTTGAGGGGCGGACTAACCTTAACGAAGCGAAGACGAACGCCCTGGGCCACACCGAGCGCAGCACGCATCAGGACAACATGGTGCCCAACGGAATGGTCGGAGGTATCTACGGGAACCTCCTGGAGGACATTGTTATCGGGGGCAAGGTGTGGGCCAAGGGGCAAGAGATCCTCGTTGCTCCCGGTCGCATGACGGATGAGGAAGCGAAGTTTTACCTGTTGCACCCCGCCGCCATAGCTGGTAAGGTTGTGAAATTCCAATACTTCGCTCACGGGGTGAAAGACAAATTGCGGTTCCCGACCTTCCAATCTATCCGCATGAAAGAGGACATGGCATGAACCAAAGTATCCTGGCGGGCGTCACCAGTGGCGTCACCAGATCGGGTCTACGAATTCTGATTGCGGGGCAGGAGAAGCTCGGCAAGACAACCCTTTGCAGCAACGCCCCCGGGGCGCTGTTGATACCGCTCGAAGTGGGCTTTGCTGGTGTAAGCGTCGCCAAGACGCAGAAGCTGGATTCGCTCGCGCAGGTCCACAGCCTTGTGGATGAGATCACCCTGTATGCCCAGCGCGGGCAGTTACCGTTCAAGACCCTTGTGTTCGACAGCGCAACCGCGCTTGAGCGCATGATCCATGACTCGGTGATCGAGCGCGACCCGCTCTACAAGCCCGGTGGCAAGAAGCAGATTACGATGGAAAGCTGCCACGGGGGCTACGGCAAGGGATACAACCTTGCCAACGAGGACCTTGACGCCCTCCTTGTGAAGTTTGATAACCTCGCTGTCTACGGTGGCCTGAACATCGTGCTCACCTGCCATGTGTTCTCCAGCAAGGTGATGGACCCGACAGCGGGTGAATACGACTCGTGGGACTTGCTTCTGCACTCCCCGAAGAATCAGAAAACCTACGGCAAGCGGGAACGCTTGACGCAATGGGCTGACATCATTGGCTTCCTCTATGAGCCTGTGTTCGTCAGCAAGACCGATAACCTGTCCAAGGCGATGTCCCAGAACAAAGGGCGCGTCTTGGGTCTGAGCAGGACTCCCGGATACGTTGCCGGGAACAGGTTTGGCATCGTGGGGGAGGTTCCGATTCCGGCTCCACCACAGAACGGATGGAACGCGCTCGCTCACGCGGTCTACACGCAGACCGGAATTGACATCTACAACCGCCAGTAAAGGAACACCTCCATGGCAGAACTGCATTTTGACGCAACGAGCGTTGAACCAGACAATGGGATTGAAACCGTCCCGGCTGGCTGGTATAACGCCTCGATCGACGAGAGCTCCAACAAGCCGACGAAGGATGGCGTGAACTCTTACACGCAATTCCGGTTCAACATCCTTGATGGGCAATACAAGGGCCGGAAGCTGTTCGCACGCTTCAACCTGAAGCACACGAACGCACAGACGTCCGAGATTGCCCAGCGCCAGCTGTCGGCCTTGTGCCACGCGGCCCAGGTTCTGCAACTGTCGGACACGCA